CAAGCTCCGCGTGGAAACCTGCGAATCCGGCGTTCTGCGGGGGACCGATGAAGACACCGACGACGGCACTGGTGTTGACACCCAGCAGACGGATGTGCTGGAAGTGCCAGCGCCGTCCACGGCATGCTACGCGGAACTGGATGCTCCGACACGGGAAAAGGGCACGCTGAAGATATTGTTCACCAAGCCGAGCGCGGGCCGCCCGACCGAGGCGGGAACACGAGTCGTCGAGAAACAGCAGTTGACGATCCTGCTGGCCGGCATCGAGGCGGCGAACAGGCGACGCCGGGAAGCGGACGATGATTCGCCTTCCGGCAGACTGCCTGAAGAGCAGAAGATGCTCCTTCAGTGGTCACCGGATTCGCTCAAGGGCTGCGTCAAGAACACATCGGCGGCCAAGCGCGGGGCCATGCGATATGTTCGTCGCTTGGTGAGGTTCCAGGACGACGTCGGGCTGGTCACGGACCAGGACACGAACACCAAGATGTGGACGTCCACGGTCCCGTTTCGGCTCCGCATGACGGATGACGCGTGACCTGCGTCACGGGCGCAATCACGCCCCCGTGACGGCGTCACGCCGGATTTCTGAGAACGCGATGAATTTTCTCCGCCAACAGTAAGCGACGCCCCATCAAGTAGTTAAGGCTCAGCACACATCGGCGTGTCGGGCTTTTTTCATGCGCCCTTCGTCTCAATTCGCCGCGCCTCGCGGCCATCTCACGCCTCGCCCAAACGCTCTTCGGAGTGACGCCGAACATCGGTTCCGCGCCGGAGACCGCTGTGGTGTCGCTCAGTCGGGGCGACCCCAAGCGGCTTCCCAACGTGGTGAAGCAGTCGGCTTCGGCTGAGTCGGCACCCACGAGCCTCCTTCGCTCCAAGGAGCGTTCTCGTGAGTCCTATCAGCAGCAGCACCCCGCTTCCCCAGGAGATCACCGACCTCATCACCAGCAAGGCGCAGCGGCTCGTGGGCCATTATCGGTTCACTGAGTCCGACCGGGAGGAGATCGAGCAGCAGATTGCGCTGCAGGTCGTGCGCAAGCGGGCCACCGTGCCCGAGCCTCGGGCACAGCAGATGGGCTTCCTGATCACACTGGTCCAGCACGCCGTGGCCGACATCGTCGCCGCCCGCAAGGCCAGCAACCGTGACTACCGACGTGAGGACGCCTCTTTGGACCAGTGGGTCCAGGACGCCGCCGGCGGCTGGGAACTTCGCGGCGAGATGATCACGGAGGACGACGCCGCCCGGCACGTCGGCCGGCCAGGCGCGTCGCGTGGCGATGGGCACGACCTGGCCATCGACCTGGCGGACGCTGCCAATCGGCTCTCGCCCCGGCTCCGTGAGGTCTTCGAGCAGTACGCCGTCCTCGGCTCGCCCCGCGAGGTCGCCAAGGCCATCGGTGTCCACCACTCGACGGTGTACGAGGCCCTGAAGCAGATCAAAGACCACTTCGAGCAGGCCGGGCTGACCATCTACCTCTCCAAGCCCCGCGCCAACCCGACAGTTTCGGGCACTCGCCGGTAGGTAATCCGGGAGCCGCCCATGCGAACCGGCTCTGAAAGGAAAAGAGACCATGATCGTGCAAGGCTACAGGTACAGGTTTCTGAGCAGAGCGGCACTGGAGGAGGCGGAAAAGACCCTCCTACTGGCGACGCTGGCGGCCGAGGGGCTGCACGGCGAAGGCCGCGTTCGGATGGACGCGGACTACGCCGTGGACCAGGCGCTCTTCACCATCGCGGTGGACACGTCCACCGCCGTCGGCGAGGACATCGCCAGCATCTTCACGGCCTTCGTGACCAAGGAACTGGGGCAGAATAAGTTCCTGGTCCACCGGCTGGACAAGGTGGTGCAGTCATGACCACCGCCAAAACCGCCTTCAGCCTGCCCATCCTGCTGCCGTCGCTGGGCAAGCTGGACGTCCGTCGGGTCGGCGGCATCGCCTCCTGGCAGGACATGCGCGACGCCCTGCATTCAGGCGGGTGGGACGACATCAAGACGCTGGTGATCGACAGCGCCACCAAGGCCGAAGAATTGGCCCTGGCCTGGACACTGGCGAACGTGAAGCATGAAAAGGACGGCGTCATCATCCGCCGGATCGAGGACTACGGGTTCGGCAAGGGCTACCAGCACGTCTATGAGACGTTCCTGACGTTGCTGGGCGACCTGGACGCCCATGTCCGCGCCGGGCGGAACGTCGTGCTGATCATGCACGACTGCACCGCGTCGGTGCCCAACCCCCGCGGTGACGACTGGCTGCGGTGGGAGCCTCGCCTCCAGAACCCCTCCAGCGGCAAGGCCTCCATCCGCCTGCGTCTCCGCGAGTGGCTCGACCACCTTCTGTTCATCGGCTACGACGTGGACGCCAAGGACGGCAAGGCCAGGGGCAGCGGCACGCGGACCATCTTCCCTCAGGAGCTGCCGTTCTGCATGGCCAAGTCCCGCAGCCTCAGCGAGCAGATCGAACTGGTGCAGTTCGACACCACCCTCTGGACCAAGCTCTTCGGCCCCCGGGCCTGAAAGGAGTGACACCGTGATTCCCAACCGAGAAGGACTCTTCAACGCATACCCCGCCGAGGTCGGCGTGGACGAGACCGGCCCAAACAAGCTGGCGACGTGCATCATCAAGTTCAAGCTGTACGAGGAACTCCAGCCGTCGGGTGAGTGGGCCGACTGCGCCGCCGACAACTTCGAGATCACGGGGTACTTCTACCTCGAGAAGAAGGACGGCTCGCTGAATTCCATCACCATCGACGCCCTCAAGGCGGCGCTGGGCTGGGACGGGCGCGAGCCGTTCTGGCTCCAGGAGACGGACCTCTCCGGCCACGCCGTGCAGCTGAAGTTGGCGATGGAGGAGTACAACGGCAAACGCCGCATGAAGGTCCAGTACCTGAACCCTTTCGGCTCCACCGGCACCGGCGGCGTCACCAAGGCCGAGGGCGCGGCCAAGACCGCCATCCGCAACCGCCTGGGCTCCAAGCTCCGGGCGCTGGCCGGGCCGGCGCAGAAGACGGCGGAGCCCGCGGCACCGCCGAACCTCCCGCCGGCCAAACCCAAGGCTCCCCCTTCGCCGCCGCCTGCGGCTGAAGCCCCAGCGCCGGAACCAGCCGCCGCGCCGGCCCCCGAATGCACGATGGCCGGGGCCTGGGAGGAGTTCATCAAGCACTGCAGCGGCGAGAAGTGGACCCAGGAGGCGGTCGAGCGGGAATGGTTCGGCATCCTCGCGGAGTTGTTCCCCGGCAAGCAGCCCGACCAACTGAGCCCCGCCGAGTGGGCCGTCATGCGCGACGAGGGCCCCGCAAAGATCATCCCGTTCTGAGGCATCGCGGGACGGGCGGCTGTCGCGGCGTGCCGGGCGTGCCACTCCTTCACGCGAAGTACCGGGATCGGCCGAGCAGGCGCGAGCGCCGCGGCGCGGGCAGGGACGGGTGTGGCTGGGGCTCATTCCCCCGGCTGCCGGTTCGACTCCGGCACCTGCCTTTAGCAGCCCCGCCAACGCGGCGGGCGCGGAGAACTTCATGCATCCATCGGACAAGGACATTCTGCGCAGCCAGCAGGACCAGTCGCCGGGCAAGGCGACGACCGACAGCAGCAACTTCCCCGGCCACGAGAACCGCATGGCGGACCACATCCACCGCGTCTGGAACCACGCCTGCGAGCGGACAGACGGCAGGCGATGTAGGGACTGCATCTACCGGAGGAAGCGATGACCACCGCCGTCTCGCGCCTCGAACTCCGCGCCTATCAGCGGCGTGCCGTCGACGACGTGCTGGCCAGGCTGGACCGCCGGCCGATCCTGGTCAGCCCCACGGGCAGCGGCAAGACGACCATGGCCACCGAGATCGTCGAGCGGCTGGGCATGCCCACGCTTTGGATGGCCCATCGCAAAGAGCTGATCGACCAGGCGGCCGAGCGGCTGGAGGCCCACGGGCTCAAGACCGGCATCGTCATGTCGGGTTACGACGGCAACCCCGACGCCCAGGTCCAGGTCGCGTCCATCCAGACGCTCGTGCGGCGGGAAAAGCCACCGGCCGGGCTGATCGTGGTCGATGAATGTCACCACGCCGCCGCCGACAGCTATCAGAACGTCTTGGCCGCGTATCCCGACGCGCACATCGTGGGCCTGACGGCCACGCCGTTCCGCTTGGACGGGCGCGGGCTGGGTGACCTGTTCGGCGAGCTGGTGGTGGCCGCCTGGCCGGATGAACTGTGCGCCGACGGCGTGCTGCACAAGCCCCGTGTCTGGGCCTCTAAGGCCCCGGACCTGCGCGGCGTCCGCGTCGTGGCGGGCGACTACAGCCTGGGGGCGCTGGCCGAGCGGTCGAACACGGCCGAACTGAACGCCGACATCGTCGAGACGTGGAAGAAGCGCGCCGCCGGCAGCAGGACGGTCGCCTTCGCGGTGGACATCGAGCACTCGATGGCGATCGCCAAGGCGTTCAAGGACGCCGGAGTCCCGGCCGAGCATCTGGACGGCGGCACGCCGCGCTCCGAGCGGGATGACATTCTGGACCGTCTCCGTGCCAGCGAGACCCTGGTGGTCTCCAACTGCATGGTGCTGACTGAGGGCTGGGACCTGCCGGCGCTGGAGTGCGCCGTCATCGCCCGACCGACAGCCAGCCTAAACCTGCATCTCCAGATGATCGGCCGGGTCATGCGGGCCTGCGATGGCAAGGACGGCGCTATCGTCCTGGACCACGCGGGCAACCACCACGTCCACGGCCTGGTCACTCGGCGGCTGAACTACACGTTGTCGGACGAGAAAGTTGGCTCCGACGAACCGCTGGGGCTGCGGCGATGCGGCAACTGCGGCCTGCTATTCGGGATGGACGAACCATGCTGCCCCGAATGCGGATGGGTGCCGGTTGCAGACGGCGGTGCTGAGCGCCGTCGTCCTGCCATCCACGGCCCGGGCGAGCTGTCGGAGTTTGACGACACGTCCTTCGAGTACCGCCGCCAGATGTGGGTCCAGATAGAGGCCCAGCGGATGGCCGGCGGGTACAGGCCGGGCTGGAGCTTCTACCGCTTCAAGGACCGCTTTGGGGTCGAGCCGGTGGTCGCCGACGGCGAGTTGATCCACCCGGCCGCCGCCAGCTACGTGGAAAAGCGGGCCTACTTCAAGCACCTGACCTGCGTCGCCGTCGCCAAGGGCTTCAAGCCCGGCTGGGCGTCCTACCGCTTCCGCGATGCCTTCGGCCAGTGGCCGATGGGGTTCGTCCAGGCGGTGCGGGATGAGGTTGCCCAGGAAACCGCCGGCGACGCCGGTTCGGAGGCCCCAACCCGACAGTTTTCGGTGCCCGCCGGTAGGTAACTGGGGAAGGCGCTCGCGATGACCAAGGTCAAACCACATGTCGCCCAGCGGATCAGGCTGCTGACGCCCAGGTACGGGCTGGCCCGAAGCGCGATCGCCGGATCGAAGTACGTCCGGTGGTACTGCGTGATGTGCGGCGAGCCTATGCGGGTCAGCGCCAAGCCCTGGCCGCCACCGATTCAGGACTGCGAGCAGTGCGCCGGTCGGCACGCCCAGGTCGCCGTCCCCTCGTCGGCACGGACGGACGACGTCTCCGGCTACCAGGCCAACGCCATCCGGGCAATGGAGGGCGATTGATGGCGTCGGAGAAGGCCCTCCAGAACGACTTCCTCCGCGCCTTCGGCACGCTGCCTCGCCTTCGTCTATGGCGGGCGAACGTCGGCGTGGCACGCATTGGCACGCGTGTCATACGGTTCGGCGTGCCGGGGCAGGCCGACCTGACGGGCATCCTGCCCGACGGCCGGCGGCTGGAGATCGAGGTCAAGTCGGCGACCGGCCGCCAGACGCCCGAGCAGGTCGCCTTCCAGAACATGATCGAGAAGTTCCACGGCATCTACATCCTCGCGAGGTCCACTGATGACGTCCGACAACGGCTCGCCGCCCTCGGCATCCAGTACTGAAAGCCCCCTGGCCACCAACGTGCGGCTCGGCCACGGGATGGGCTGGTCCTTCACGCCCCTGGCGGGCAAGCGCCCGACGCTGGAGGGCTGGCAGAAGCGCCCCCGTGAGACGCTGGAGGAAGCCCTGGCTTGGGCTGCCCAGGGCAATGTCGGTCTCCGCACCGGCCGCGTCAGCGGCGTGGTGGTGATCGACGTCGACCCCGGGGCGGACGTGTCGGGGCTGGACCTGCCCGGCACGGTAACGGCGCTGACCGGCAGGCCCGGGGCGTATCACCTTTACTACCTGTGCGAACAGCCCCTGGGAAACTCCAGCGGCCGTCTGGGCCCGCACATCGACGTGCGCGGCGACGGCGGGCAGGTGGTGTTCCCCGGCTCGGTGCATCCCGACACGGGGTCGCTCTACACCTGGGCCGAGGGCCACGAGCCGTGGAATGTCGAGGTTGCGCCCCTGCCGACCGAGATCATCGAGCGGCTGCGGGCGAAGGGCAAGCCGAAGGCAGCGCCCGCCAAGGATGTCCCGATGGACGGCAACGGCGCGCCCCCGGCGCAGGCGGCCGGCGACATTCCCGCCAAGGCCAAACACTACGCCCAGACGGCGCTGAAGATGGAGCTGCACGCCGTCTCCACGGCCGCCACCGGCAACCGCAACGAGACGCTGAACAAGGCCGCCTTCAGTCTGGGCACGCTGATCGGCGGCGGATACCTGGAGCGCGTCGAGGTCGAGGAGGCCCTGATGGCAGCGGCTGGGGCATGCGGCCTGGTGGACGATCCCGGCGACGGCCCGGAGAGGACGCGCAACACCATCCGCTCCGGCCTGCAGGCGGGCATGGCCCAGCCCCGGCGCATCGACTTGCCCGACAGCGCCGCCAAGTGCCAGTCGTTCGCCAACGAGTACATCCTCACGCCGGGCCCGCACAAGGACGACGAGGACAATTACGTCGAGCGTTCCAACGCCGACTTCGCCGGTGAGGTGCTCGACGCCCTGCCTGCCGACGCCATCTACCGGCGCGACTTCATCCCCGGCGAGATCATCGGCCCCCCGGGCAAGCGTAAGTGGACGGAGTTCTCGGCCGACCGCATGCGCATCCTGGTCGACAGCAAGGTCAAGCTCGGCAAGTGGGTCACGTCCCGCCAGAACAAAGAGCAGGTGCTGCTCTACCAGGCCTGCAACAAGGACAACGCCGGTCTGGTCGTCGCCCACGCGCAGAGCGCCCCCGACGTCCGCGATCTGCATCTGATGGTGGCGTACCCGTTCTACGGCCCCGACTTCATGCGCATCGGGCCCGGCTGGCGCGACGGTCTCTATTACGACGAGCCGGATGACCTCCGCGACCTGGTGCCGGAGACCGATTGCGAGGTCATCCACAACGTGCTGCACGACCTGGTCGTGGACTTCCCCTTCAAGACGCCGGCGGATCGGGAGAACTTCTTCGGCCTGCTGCTGACGCCCATCATCGCCCCGGCCATCGACGGCAACCGGCCCATGCACCTGATGAACGCGCCCATCGAGCGGACGGGCAAGAGCAAGCTGGTCAACGAGGTCATGGGGCTGATCATCACCGGGCGGGACACGCCCTCCATGCAGATCACCGAGCGGGAGGAGGAACGCGAGAAGCGCATCCTGGCCATGCTGCTCCAGGGCGAGACGCTGATGCACCTGGACAACCTGCCGCCGTACATCGACTCGCCCGCCCTGGCGAGCCTGCTGACGACCAAGAACTTCCTGGGGCGGGTGCTGGGCTTCTCGCGGAACGTCTCGCTGCCCAACAACCTCACCATCGTCGGCACGGGCAACAACGTCCAGACCTCCGGCGAGATCGCCAAGCGCATCGTGCCCATCATGATCGAGCCGACGTCGGCCAATCCCGAGGCGCGGACCGACTTCCAGCATCCCGACATCCGCGCCTACGCCCGGCAGCAGCGCCGCACCGTCCTGGAATGCCTGCTGGGGCTGGTGGAGAACTGGCTGGCGGCGGACCAGCCGCTCCACGCCAACCGGCTGGGCGGCTTCGAGTCCTGGTCGGAGACCGTCGGGGGCATCCTCCAGGTAAACGGCCTGCGGAAGTGGCGCACGAACGAGGCCGAGTGGCGACAGCGCGCCAACCCCGGCGGCTCGGAGATGGAGGCGTTCGTCCGGGCATGGCACGAGGGCTACGGCAGCCAGGAGGTTGAACCGAAGGACCTGCGCGAGCTGGCCCGGAACTGCAACATCTTCGGGCACGTGTTCGCCAAGCAGACCGACGCGGCGATCAGCGTGGCCTTCGGCCGCTTGCTCAGCCGCCACACCGACATGCCGGTGGCGTCCTGGTACATCCGGCGTTCCGGCCCCAGCAACCATGTGAAGTACTTCCTGAAGGAGATCAAGTGAGCACGGCAACCACGTCATGCATGCCTTCGCCGGCCGCTATGCGCGTGTCGGTCGGGAGAATCGGGAGGATTCGGGAGAATGGAAACGCGATTCTCCCGAACGCAACATCCTTTGATTTCAATGTCTTACAGCAAGGGAGGGAGAATCGGGAGGATTTTCCACAGCTACACACGTGCGCAGGCGCTGCGCATACGCCTGGTAAGCAGCGTATAGCCGAAATACCCCCCAATTCTCCCGATCCTCCCGCCGATGGCGCGACGGCATCGCTGTGGACCGCCTTCTTGAACAAGGAAGACATCTTCGCCATGGCGTACCGTCTGGCCCTGCCGCCTGAGGAACCCGTAGACGCATGGCGTCTGGCCGTCTTGAACATCGCCCGCTCGGAGGCGTTCATCCGGGCCGTGCCCCAGGACGTGCCATTGACGCTCGACGACTGGGAACGGTGGAAAGCGCTCGATGCGTCGCCCCGCAAGCTGCTCAGCTTGCTGCGGAAACTCATCTACGGGGTGCGGATATGGGACTGACCAGCGTCACGAAGTTGCTGGCCTTGTCATGCCCGCCCCCGGCGCGATCGGCGAACCGTCCGACCATGCCCCCGCCCCCGGACGTGGTCGTGCTGAAGCATTGCCGCTGCATGGACTGCCGCAACTTCTCGAAGGTCGGCGACGACTACTTCTGCTCGGAGTACATCGGCGGCACGAAGGTCACATGGGCAACCGGCAAGCGCGAGTGCGACCCGCCGCCCGGGGCGTGGCACTACTGCGCGTGCTACCACGGCCCGCAGATTAGCAAGGACGTCTGGTTGTGGCCGCGCAGGTCGCGCCAGGTTGGCGCAGGTTCGACGATCGCGCCGGAGGCCGAGCAACCGGACGAGGACGAGGAGCTGATATGACGCGCATCAAGGTGGGCAAGATGGGCAACGCCATAGGTACTCCGCCGACTTCCGGTCGCGGAAGACCGCGTCGGGAACGGTCGGGAACATCCTTTTAGTTTGTCTGCCGCGTGAACACGGCCATAAGGCCATAGGAGAACAGGACATGGAAGTTGAACTTCGGAATATCGACGACATCCGGCCCTACGAGAAGAACCCCCGCGTCAACGACCAGGCGGTCGAGGCCGTGGCGGCCAGCCTGCGCGAGTACGGCTTCCGCCAGCCCATCGTGATCGACGCCGACGGCGTGATCATCGTGGGGCACACCCGCTGGAAAGCGGCGAAGAAGCTCGGGCTGGCCAAGGTGCCCGTCCACGTCGCCAGGGACCTGCCGCCGGAGAAGGTCAAGGCGTACAGGATCGCCGACAACCAGACGAACACGCTGGCCGACTGGGACTACGAACTGCTGCCCATCGAGCTGAAAGACCTCCAGGCGGCCGAGTACAACCTCGACCTGCTGGGCTTCAGCGCTGAGGACCTGGCGAAGATGCTGGACCCCGGGGCGCAGGACGGGCTGACGGACCCCGACGACGTGCCCGCGCCGCCCGATGAGGCCGTCACACGCGTCGGTGACCTGTGGCTGCTGGGCAATCACCGCCTGCTCTGCGGCGACAGCAGCAAGGCTGAGGACGTGGACCGGCTCCTGGACGGCGCGGCGGTCCAGTTGGTGAACACCGATCCTCCTTACAATGTCGGCGTTGCCAGCCGCAGCAACAACGCCATCGCCGCCTCCGGCGACCGGCCCATCGGCCAGCAGGGCATGGACATCGCCATCCGCAAGGGCGAGCACAAGGTGGACAAGAAGCTGCGGGCCAAGGACCGGGCGCTGGTCAACGACTTCATCTCCGACGAGGAGTTCGCCCGCCTGCTGCGGCTCTGGTTCGGCAACATTCAGCGCGTCCTGGAACCGGGACGCTCCTTCTACATCTGGGGCGGGTACTCCAACATCTGGAACTACCCCAACGCGCTGAAGGAATGCGGCCTCTACTTCAGCCAGATGATCATCTGGGTCAAGGAACACCCTGTCCTCACGCGCAAAGATTTCATGGGCAACCACGAATGGTCGTTTTATGGGTGGCGCGAGGGCGCGGCGCACAAGTTTTTCGGCCCAGCCAACATCACGGACGTCTGGTCAGTGAAGAAGGTCAATCCGCAGTCGATGGTGCATCTCACAGAGAAGCCCGTCGAGCTGGCCGTCCGCGCCATCCAGTACAGCAGTCTTGCCGGAGAGAACGTGCTCGATCTCTTCGGCGGGTCGGGCAGCACACTGATCGGCTGCGAACAGACGGGCCGCAAAGCGTTCCTGATGGAGATCGACCCGCTGTACTGCGACGTCATCGTGCAGCGATGGGAGAAGTTCACCGGCAAGAAGGCCGAGCGGGTCGAGGCCGTCCAGGTCGCGGAGGCGACGGCGTGATTTACCTGGGCCAACCGTACTCGCACGCGGACCCTGCCGTGCGGCAGTGGCGGTTCGAGGCCGCATGTCGGGCTACGGCCGCGCTGATGCGGGCCGGGCTTGTCGTCTTCAGCCCGGTGGCGCACTCGCATCCGCTGACGCGGTACGGCCTGCCCGGCGATTGGCGGTTCTGGGAGCGGTCCGACCGAGCGATGCTGGAGGCGTGCGACGCGCTGGCGATCCTGGCTCTGGATGGCTGGAAGGAGAGCAAGGGCGTCAGCGTGGAAATCCGCATTGCCTTCGAGCTGGGCCTGCCGGTCTTCCTGATCGACCCGGCCAGGGTGGGCATCCGGGCCGAGAACGCCCCGGCCGCTTGGACCGGGGCGTTGGAGGTGACGCGATGATGGTTGCGCTACTTGCTCGCGAACGCCTGCCGGATGGCGTCGACCTCGGCCTTGCCGGCGTCGGTCAGCGTCCAGACGCCGCGGTCGGCCTTGTGGAACCGCGCCTTCTTGTCCCTGAGCATGGCGGCGTACAGGGTCGCCTCGGGCGTCTTGCCATCGCCCGGTTCGTAGAGACTGTCCGTCGTCGCCCGCTCGACGATAGCCTTGGCGTTCATCGGTTCCTTGGCGTCGGCCAGGACCAGGATGGCGGCGTTCGCCAGGCTGTGGCGCGGCCCCTTCGGTTGGCGCTTCTTCGCGGCCGGCACCGTGATGCCCTCGGCAAGGTTGCCCTTCTCGACCGCCTCGACCGTCGCGGCCACGTCGTCCTTGGCCTTCTTCTTGCCCTTGCTGCCGGCCTCGTACTCGGCCAGCGAGACGATCTTCTTCCGCTTGGCCGGGCGCTTCTCGGTGCTGCTGGTCTGCTTCTTGCTGCTCTTCTTGGTCGTCATGGCTGCATCCTTTCTATTGGGCCCGACACCGGGCGGCTCGACCGAGCCGGTCGGGGTCTGGGCGGTTTGTCGTCGTCAGGCTCGGCACGCCGTCATGTGCGTCCCTAGCGCGTCGCCGAAGGCGAACCGTGTGCGGTAGCGCGTCTTCGGCTTCGGCAGCGCTGCTGGCAACCACCGCGAGATCTGCCCCTCCGCCTCGACCTGCGCGGCGTAGAACGCCACGCGGCGGGCGGACTCCTCCGGGGTGAACTGGCTCTGCTCGTGCATCCCGGCGTTGGCGTTGAGCCACCGGCGGGCGTCGGCCAGGACGGCGAGGTCCTGCTTGATGTAGTCCGTGTACTTCTTTCCGTTGACCGTTCGCATGGCCTCTCCTTCGCGTTACTTGGAAATCCGCTCGACGCGGACATGGATATCGTTGCCGAACCGCTGCCCGGCGATGCGCCAGCCCCGCACGCGGGCGTCCTCGATGCTCTCGGCGCTGAACGTGAACCGGCCGATCTGCTGGTGGTTGATGGTGTCCGTCACGGTCGCCCGGTAGATGATCGATGCTTCCCGGTGGTCTTCGCGTTGGCGTTTCATCGTTGTTCCTTTCCGTATGTTCACGAGCACATGAGGCCATGGGGTCGCGCCGGTGCTAAGCCTGATTCCCGGAAACCCCGCAGATTTACTGCCGCCACATGCTTCGCAGGGGCAAACACTTATGACGACTAGCGAAGATTCTTCGGTGATTCCGCCACCCCCGGTGGACGCCCCGTCGCCCCCCGGCGAACCCCGGGCGGTCGACCCGGCGGCGCTGACGGCGGCACAGCTGGCGCGGATGCTGGGCGTGCCCGAGGAGACGATCCGCCGGCACGTGGCGGCGGGCGCGCCGGCGGCCACGGACGGCCGCATGAACCTGGTGCGCTACGCCGCGTGGCTGAACAGGGAGCTGGCGAAGACCGATGGCGATTGACCCGACCAGGATGACGCAGAGCGAGCTTCTCCAGGTCGTCAACAGCACGCCGGCCGGTGAGGTGGTGACGCGGTCGCGCCTGCGCCGGCAGATGGACGCGGCGGCGCTGCGGATCGGCGACGGCACGCACGTCCACCTGGTGCGGTACGTCCGATGGCTGGTCGACGAGATGGAACGCCCCCGCCCGGCGAAGGTCGACTACGCCGAGGCCCGCCGCCGCCAGGCCGAGAAGAACCGCGCCGCGACGAAATCGATCCAGGACGTCGCGCCGATCCCGGAGATCGCGGACTATCCTCGACGCGAGGCATGTGGGGCGTCGTTCCGGCAGTTCTGCCAGACGTACTTCCCCGTGGCGTTCCATCGCGCATGGTCCGACGACCATCTCCGCGTCATCGGCAAGATCGAGAAGGCCGTCCGCGAGGGCGGCCTGTTCGCCTTCGCCATGCCTCGCGGTTCGGGCAAGACGACGCTGGCCCGCTGCGCTGCCCTGTGGGCCGTTCTCTACGGCTACCGGCCGTTCGTGTGCCTGATCGGCGCGGCCGACGATCGCGCCAAGGAACTGCTGCTGCCCATCAGGAAGCACGTCCTGGAGAACCCGCTGCTCTTGGCGGACTTCCCGGAGGCGGTCCACCCGCTGCGGGCGCTGGAGAACTCCTCCAAGCGCCAGCTCCAGCAGCACTGCCGGGGGCGGCTGACGCACGTCCACTGGGGCCAGAACAAGCTGGTCTTCCCGACCATCGAGGGCGAAGACCTGCCGGCGGCGCTGCGCGACGCGGGGCTGGAGACAAGCCCCTCGTGCGGCGCGATCATCACGACCACCAGCCTGGACGCCAACATGCGCGGCCAGCAGCACACCCGCGTGGACGGCTCGATCATCCGCCCGTCGCTGGTCCTGCTGGACGACCCGCAGACGCGGGACTCGGCGCGGTCGGTGGACCAGACCCACAAACGCCTGGAACTCCTGAATGGCGACGTCCTGGGCATGGCGGGGCCGGGCGAGCAGATCTCGGCGCTGATGACCTGCACGAAGATGTACGAGGGCGACCTGGCCGACACGGTCCTGGACCGCGAGCAGTACCCCGAGTGGGACAGCGAATGCACGCGCCTGGTCTACTCGTTCCCCACCAGCGAGAAGCTCTGGGAGGAGTACTTCGAGATTCGCCGTAGCGGGGGCAAGGCTGCGGCGACGGAGTTCTACCGGCAGCGCCAGCCGGAGATGGACGCCGGGGCCGCGGTCGCGTGGCTGGCGCGTTACGACGGCAAGAGCGGTGAGATCAGCGCCGTCCAGCACGCGATGAACCTGCGGAAGACGGTCGGGCCCGACGCCTTCGCGGCCGAGTACCAGAACGAGCCTTCGCTCCAGCAGTCCTCCGACCAGGTGCTCACCGCCGACCAGGTGATGGCCAAAACCAGCGGCTACAAGCGCGGCGAGATTCCCCCGGCTTGCACGAAGTTGACGATGTTCATCGACGTTCACAAGGAACTGCTGTTCTACGCCGTCTGCGCGTGGGAGGAGACGTTCACGGGCTACGTCGTCGATTACGGCACGTTCCCGGACCAGCGGCGCATGGCGTTTACGCTGGCAGACGCCACGAGGACGCTGGGCAAGATGTTCCCCGGCGCGGGCACCGACGGGGCGATCCACGCCGGGCTGGAGCAGCTCGTCTCCGCGTACCTCCGCCGCGACTGGAGCCGGGGCGGCAGCTTGATGCGGATCGACAAGCTGCTGGTGGACATGGGCTACAAGCCCGGCGTCGTCGCCGACGTGAAGCAGAAGGCCGGCGGCGCGGTGATGATGCTCTCCAAGGGGGTGGGCATCCGCGCCAGCCGCAAGCCCATCGCCGAGTACGCCCGCAAGCCCGGCGAGACCATCGGCCACTACTGGTACACGCCCAACGTCCGCAAGACCGGCCAGTTCCAGCACGTCATGGTGGATGTGAACTACTGGAAGCGGTTCGTGCATGAAGGCCTGGCCACCGCCGCCGGCGACCGTGGCTCGATCTGCCTGTTCGGCAGTGACGGCCGCCATCACGAGTTGATCGCCGAGCACGTCGCCCGCAGCGAGAAGTGGGTCGAGGTCATCGGCCCCGGGGGCGTGGTCCGCGAGTGGTCGCCCTGGCCGACGCGGCCAGACAACCACTGGTTCGACTGTCTCGTCGGCTGCGCCGCCGCCAGCATGGTGGGCGTCAAGCCCGCCGGTGAGGCCGCGCCGGTGAGGGAGCGGAAGCGCTACACCCAGGAAGACCTGCGGAGGAAGGAAGCATGAAGGCCGCCACGACGGAGCGCAGGAAATGGCCGCCCCAGACCGCCACCGCTGGCCTCGAATGCCGCAAGTGCGGGTGCCGTCACTTTATGGTCGACCACACGCGAAAGATCAATCACATGATCATCCGCTATCGCCGCTGTCGGCACTGCGGACAGCGGATGACGACGTGCGAACGCGCCCTGGGCCAGACGTGACGCAGATTCTTTCCATATATGGATGACGGCCCCGAAAAGCCCCCTCTGGAGTGCGTGTAATGCTTTGAGGAAGCCCGCTGCGGTAGGACAATATCATCAGACAACCAGGACGCGCGACGCTCCGGCTGATCCCCGGGGCGAAGCCATAGATACGACGGCCGTGTGGGGCCACACACTCACGCGGCCGTTTTTCTTTGGCCCGCGCGGCCGGTTGTCAGACAGCGGGAAGAGCCCTGGCGGGCTGCCCGGCCTCATAAGCCGGGTACGGCCGGTCCGATTCCGGCTCCCGCGATTATGGCGGAAGACGTGGAAAACGCGATTCGGCAGAACGCCCAGGGCCCCGAGTCGGCCGGCGCGGATGGAGTTCAGGTCAAGCAGCACAGCCTCCGCGATCAGATCGAGGCCGACAAGTACCTGGCCAACAAGGCTACGGCGCGGAACCCGGCCAAGGCGCTGACGCGAGTGAAGATCGTTCCGCCGGGGACGGTGTGAGCATGGGATGGTGGCCGTGGACAAGGCGGAAGAGGGCGCATGCCTCCGGGCACGTGATGCTCGTGCGGGCCCGCTTTGATGCCGCGCAGACCACGCCCGACAACCGCAAGCACTGGGCCAACGCCGACCACCTCTCGGCCGACGCGGCGGCCAGCGCCGAGGTCCGTCGCACCCTCCGCAATCGCGCCCGATATGAAGTTGCGAACAACAGCTACGCCCGAGGCATCGTGCTGACGCTGGCCAACGACGTCATCGGCACGGGGCCGCGCCTTCAGCTTCTGACCGACGCACCCGAGGTCAATCAGACCGTCGAGCGCGAGTTCATGGCCTGGGCCAAGGCGGTGGACCTGCCCGGCAAGCTCCGCACCATGCGAGAGGCCCGGGCGCAGGACGGTGAGGCGTTCGCGCTTCTCTTCAGCAATCCCGGCCTGGATTCGCCGGTGAAACTGGACATCCGCCTAGTGGAGGCCGACCAAGTGACCACGCCCGACCTGTCGCTGGCGAAGGCCAACGCCGTGGACGGGATCGTCTTTGACGAGTACGGCAACCCCAGCCAGTACCACGTCCTGAAGGAACACCCCGGCGACGGTGCCGCCTCCGCCGTCGGTGGATACGATAAAGTCCCGGCCAAGGACATGATCCACTGGTTTCGGTGCGACCGCCCGGGCCAGTCGCGCGGCCTGCCCGACATCCTGCCGGCGCTGCCGCTGTTCGCGCAGCTCCGGCGGTACACGCTGGCGGTGATCGCGGCGGCCGAGTCCGCCGCCAACATCGCGGTACTGATGAAGACCAGCGCTCCGGCCGGCGGCGAAGCGGCCGAGGTCGAGCCCATGACGGAGATGGAGTTCTCTCCGAACATGGCAGTCTTCACGCCTGAGGGCTGGGAGCCGTCGCAGGTCAAGGCCGAACAGCCGGCCACCACGTATAGCGAGTTCAAGCGGGAAATCCTCAATGAGGTGGCGCGATGCCTGAGCATTCCCAGGAACGTCGCCCTGTGCGATTCCAGCGGCTACAACTACGCCTCGGGGCGGCTGGACCACCAGACCTACTACAAGTCCATTCGCGTGGAACAGGCCCACCTGGAGGCGGTCGTCCTGGACCGCATCCTGGAGGCGTGGTTGGCCGAGGCCGTGAAGGTGTTCGGCCTCACTGGCCTTGATGATGTTCCGCACCAGTGGTTCTGGGACGGCCACGAGCACGTCGATCCGCAGAAGGAAGCATCCGCCCAGGCCCAGCGCCTGGCGAGCAACACCACCACGCTGGCCACCGAGTACGCCCGGCAGGGCAAGGATTGGGAGACCGAGCTGCGCCAGCGCGCCAAGGAAATCGCCTTGATGAAGGAACTGGGGCTGACCGTCGCCCAGGCCGCGCCGCAGTCGGCCTCCGACGCCGACCAGAAGTCCGACCGCCAGGACGAGGAGGATGACGACCGTGCCGCTGCCTGAAAGACAATCCGACGAGACGCGAGAGCAGTTCATCGACCGCTGCATGGCGGATGAAACGATGGTCCGTGAGTTCCCCGACGCCGCGCAGCGCCGGGCGGTGTGCGAAAAGCAGGCCGCCGCGCTTGCGCCCCGCAAGCCGCTGGCGCAGGCCCGGTGGGACGGCGAGACGGACGCCCCGGAAACCGTCGAGATGACGGCCTCCATGCAGATCGAGGCCGCCGCCCCGGGCGACGGCGCGGCGGCGCTGCCGAGATTCTCGATGATCGCCTACACCGGCGGGGCCATGCGGCTGGGCGGGTGGCGGTATCCCGTCATCGTGGACCTGGCAGGGCTGGCCATCCCCTCGCAGGACCAGCCCATCCGGGAAGGTCACGAGACCAGCCGCCGCGTGGGGCACACGCAGTCGGTCCGCATCCAGGACGGCAAGCTCCTGGCCAACGGCCTGATCTCCTGCACGGGGCAGGCCGCCCGCGAGGTCGTTGCCGACGCCAAGAACGGCTTCCCCTGGAAGGCGTCCATCGGCGCGTCGGTCGAGCAGTTCGAGTTCGTGCGCGAGGACCAGGCCGTTCTGGTGAACGGCCGGGAGTTCAAAGGGCCCGCCAACGTCGTCCGCAAGGCTACGTTGCGGGAGATTTCATTCGTCGATCTGGCGGCCGACGGCAACACGTCGGCCAGAGTGGCCGCAACGGCCAACGGGAGAACCAACATGAGCGACACGGAAGTCAAGCAGAACCAGGCGAAGGTCGAGGCGAAGGCGGACGGGGCCGGCACGGAGGCCGCCCCGCCCGTCGTCGACACCGCCGGCGACATCCGGGCCAAGGCGGTCGCGGAGACCAAGCGGATCGAGGCGATTCGCAAGGTCTGCGCCGGCCGTCACCCGGACATCGAGGCCAAGGCCATCGCCGAGGAATGGGACGAGGCCAAGACCGAGCTGGAGGTGCTCCGCGCCGAGCGGCCCAAGGCCCCGGCGGCGCACATCCGCGAGACGGGCGTCGACGCCGACGTGCTAGCCGCGGCGGTGTGCATCACCGGCGGGCTTCGACAGCGTGGAGGATGCCTGGCGGCGAATCGCGGCCACCCGCAGCGTCCGCGACTTCAAGGCCGTCACCAGCTACCGGCTGACCGGGGCCTTCGAGTACGAGGAAGTGGGCCCGACCGGCGAGCTGAAGCACGGCGCGGTGGACGAGGAGACGTTCACCAATCAGGCCAAGACCTACGGGCGGATGTTCTCCATCACCCGCACGGACCTGATCAACGACGACCTGGGCGCGCTGACAGTCGTGCCGCGCAAGATCGGCCGGGGCGGGGCGCTCAAGCTGAACAAGGTCTTCTGGACCGCGTTCCTCAACAACGGCTCGTTCTTCACCACCGGACACGGCAACTATCAGGCCGGGGCCGACACGGCGCTGTCGGTGGACGGGCTGACCGCCGCCGAGCTGCTCTTCCTGGAGCAAAAGGACGCAGAGGGCAGCCCCCTGGGCATCGTCCCGGCGGTCCTGCTGGTGCCCCCGGCGCTGCTGGTCCGGGGCTCGCAATTGATGAATTCGACCGAGCTGCGCGACAACACGGCCAGCAGCAAGTACCTGGTCAGCAACCCGCACGCCGGAAAGTTCTCGGTGGTCAACTCGGCCTACCTGAGCAACGCGACATTGGGCGGCTACTCGGCGAAGGCCTGGTACGTGTTGGCCGACCCGGAGGACCTGCCGGTGATCGAGGTGGCGTTTCTCAACGGCCAGCAGACCCCGACGGTCGAGCGGGCGGACGCGGAGTTCGCAACGTTGGGCATCCAATTCCGCGGGTATTTCGACTTCGGCGTGGCCCTGCAGGATTACCGGGGCGGCGTGAAGATGAAGGGCGAGGCGTAAGCCTTCCCCTGACAGGAGAAAACGAACATGGCAACGTTCATTCATGACGGCAACAGCATCGACTACATCCCCGGCTCGGCCGTGACGGCCGGCGCGGTGGTGGTCCAGGGCGAACTGGTCGGCGTGGCCAAGGTGGACATCGCCGCCAACGCGCTGGGCGCGCTGGCGGTGGTCGGGGTGTTCGACTTCCCCAAGGCCACTGGCGGCGGCACGGCCATCACGGCCGGGGCCAACTGCTACTGGGACGCGGCCAACCAGCGGGCGACCACCACGGCCACCGGCAACAAGCTCATCGGCAAGTGCGTCCGCGCGGCGGCTGACGCCGACGCGACGGTCCGCATCCGCCTGAGCCAGTGAGGTAACTCGTGGCCGACCTTCTCCAGCAAGCCGTGGACTGGCTGGGCGGGCAGCGCGTGGCGCACCTGTCGCGGCCTGTGACCTACCAGCGTGGCGGCGAATCCGTCGAGATCGCCGCCACGCTGGGGGCCACGTCGCTGGAGGTCTCCGACGAGGCCGGCGCGATGGTGCGGACGCGGCAGACGGACTTCATCGTCTCGGCGGGCGAACTGGTGCTGGGCGGCGTGGCGATCACACCCCAGGTGGGCGACCGCATCCTGGTGCCCTCCGGCGGCAAGACGCTGGTCTTCGAGGTGTTGGCCCTGCCGGGCGGTGAACACTTTCGCCCGGCCGATCCGATGGGCACGACGCTAAGGATTCACGCCAAGCAGATCGACGAGGAACAGACCTGATGTGTGCGGGAAGCGACCAGTACGACCGCGTGTGCAAGGGCGAGTTCGCAGCGGTCCATGTGAAGCTCGACAAGCTTGACGAGGCGATTCGCGGCAATGGCAAGCCGGGGATCCAGCTTCGGCTGGACCGTCTGGAGGCCGCCGAGGCCATGCGGTCGCGGCTGATGTGGATCATCGCCGGCTCGACGGTGACGCTGGCGCTGGGCGCGGTGTGGAAGCTGATCTTTGGAGCCTGACGCATGCCTGTAATCACGGACATCGCCGATGCGGTGGCGGCAGAGCTGAACGGCAACGACTTCGGCACGCCGCTGACGGCCGTCCGCAGCACCAAGCCGCCGGAGTTCGAGCTGGCGGACATGAAGGAATTGCGCGTGACGGTCGTGCCGCGCGGCTGGGACAGCCAGACGGCCACGCGGGCGGCGACGCAGTGCGACTACCAGATCGACATCGGCGTGCAGAAGAAGGTCGCCAATGGCGACAACCCGGAACTGGATGCCCTGACGGACATCCGCGAATACGTGTCGGGAAACTGGGGCGGCCCGCTCACCACCATCGCCAGCAACACCTGCGACATGCAGGACGGGCTCTGGCAGGTTCGGGACTATCTCTCGGGCTACAGCTACGGCCCGCTGACGGACATCCGCGACTGCCTTTGGGCCGACGGGTACAACGCCGCCTGGTGGATGAAGGAAGCCGCCTACCGGGGTTCGGACGCCCTGATGTACCTGGGCGGCGGCTGGAACGGCCCGCTCACTGACATCGCGTGGTCCAACTACGAAATCCGCGACCAGATCAACGGTTACAGCTATGGGCCGCTCTCGGACATGCGAGACCGGCTCTCTGCCATCGAGCAGTATCTGTGGAACGGGTGGGCGGGCCAGTCGGCCGCCGACATCCTGGGTGATATTCGCAACGTTCTCAATCAGTTGACCTTTGACGGCAACGGCAATCTGCGCGTGGTCACATACTGAGCGCGGGAAGGAGCACGAACGTGAGAGAAGAGCAGGAAGCGAAAGTCGTGACGGTGGACGAGGGCAGCGGGCCGGTCAAGTTCGTCAGGGACACCGGCGGGCGGCTGTTGACCAAGGAGCAGGTGGCGATGGTCCGTGACCGCCAGCAGGCGGACCTGGACCAGGCCACCGAGCTTCACGGCAAGCTGACGGCTGGCGAGCCGGCGGCCATCGCCGACGTCGTCGGGCAGATCAGGGACCGCATCAACCTTCAGCTGGCCATGATGGAGCGGCAGAAGGTCGAGCTCCAGGCGACGCTGGCGAAGCTGGAGGCGAACGACGCGGCCACCGTCAAGACGATGGTCGGTCAGATGGTCCAGCGGCTGGCACGGCGGGCGGAACTGGCCACGCAGGCCCGCGACCGCTCGACGGCGCTGCTGGCGGAACTGGACGCCCCGGCCGGGAAGAACTGAAGCGCATGATCGGGATAGTCACGAAGTCGATGTTCTTCGACACCCGCGCGGTCACCAGCCGCGTGGACTCGGCGACGCGCCGGGTGCTGTCGAAGTTCGGCGCGTTCGTCCGCACCGGCGCGCGGCACAGCATCCGCAAGCGGAAGGCCGTATCGCAGCCCGGCGACCCGCCGTCCAGCCACGTCGGGCTGCTGCGGAAGCTGATCTACTTCGGCTACGACCCGACACGCAAGAGCGTGGTCATCGGCCCCACGCCGCTGCGGGGCACGGCCGAAGCGCCGCCCTTGCTGGAATACGGCGGGCGGACGCGGCGGACGTGACGACCCGCGCCAACAGCGGCTGGCGGGCCACCGCCCCGACGCTCCGCGAATGCACCTGCGAGTTCGAGATGGTGTGGGACCCGGCCGACGCCGGATTCACGGCCATCAAGAACGCCTTCCTGGCCTCGGGCCTGATCGCCTTGAAGATTCTGGACAAGGCCGGCGGCCAGGGGCCCGACGGCGACTTCGCCATCACGTCGTTCTCCCGCAACGAGGCGCTGGAGGAGGCGATCACCGTCTCGGTGACGGCGAAGCTGGCCGTGTTCCGCAGCTGGACTGAAGGGAGCTGAACCACATGAAGACCTTTACGGATAGCGCCGGGCGGACCTGGACGATCGCGCTGACCATCGACGCGGCCAAGCGGGTCAAGTCGCTCCTGGACGTCAACCTGTTGGAGCCGGAGGCGGGCGACCCGCCGCTGCTGACGCGCCTGGGCACGGGCGTGATCCTCTTGTGCGACGTGATCTTCGCCATCGTCAAGCCGCAGGCCGACGCCGCCGGCGTGAGCGACGAGCAGTTCGGGGCGGCCCTGGGCGGCGACGCCATCCTGGCGGCGCAGAGGGCCTTCTACGAGGAACTCGTCGATTTTTTCCGCAAGCTGGGGCGGACCGACCTGGCCAAGGCCGTGGACGCCCAGCGGCGGGTGATGGACCTGGCAGTGGCCAGGATCGAGACGCGGATCGAGCGGCTGGACCTGGAGATGATGGTCGACAACACGCTGAGAGACGCCGAATCGACCCCTGGCGCGTTGTCCACGAGCTTGCCGCCATCGTCGGCATCGACCCCGGCCCGCTGACGCTGCGGGAACTGCTGTGGATGGCCGAGGCGCGGGCCCGGGACAACTGGGCGCACACATCGGCGGTGCTGGCGCTGATTGCCAACGTGAACCGCGACCCCAAGAAGACCCGCCCGTTCAAGCCGGCCGACTTCGACCCGTATGCGGGCAAGGATAGGCGCGAAGAGGCAATTGAAGTGACGGACATGGCGGTCCTGAAGGACGCCTTCTTGAAGGAAAGGAATCCGACATGAAGAAGCTGGCGTTGTGCATCGTGCTGCTGGTCGTGCTGGGCTTGACCGGCTGCGGGAACGTGTACCTGCGGGGCGAGGCGCTGACGGCCGCCGAGACCTCCACGCTGGACGCCTACGGCGCGCTGCAGCGGGCCGATCCCTGCAAGAGCTGTGTCGATCCTGCGGCCTCGACGACCCAACCGGCCGTCGAGCCCTGGGTGAAGGCCTACCTCAAGGAGAACTTCTGTCAATGGCGGTTCTTCGTCCGCTCGGCGCGGAAGGACCTCGCCTGGGGCCCCAAGTTGGAGGGTGAATGACCATGGCGGACCTGAACACGCGGATCAGCGATCTCCTGGCCAGAGTGCCCGAGCCGCAGCGCCAAGCTGCGGCGGCGCTGCTGGCGCAGTACGGCCCCCGGTTCTTCGAGCTTGCGCAGCAGGACGCCTGGCAGTACCTGCGGCGTCTGATGGCGGGCGACCTGGACGTGGTGGCTGAACTGGACGGCAAGCTGTCGAACGACGAGTTCGTCGCCAAGGTGAAGGCCAACACGGCTCGCTGGGAGGCCGTCGCCCAATACAACAAGGTCCGCCACGACCTGCGAAACGAGATGCTGTTGCGGCTTGCGCCCATCGTCCTGGGGCTGCTCGCTGGCCTGGTGGGGCTTTAGGGACGAGAGAGGAAAACCTTCCATGAATAAGGTGCGCGAGTTCCTCAAGGGCAAAAAGGCGTACATCACCGCCGCCATCGGCCTATTGGGCGCTGTGGTCGCCTGGGCCGACGGCCAGATCGACGGCGTGGCCCTGCTGGCGGCGGTGTGGGCGGCGGCCCAGGCCTGCTTCATCCGGGCCGGGATCGCCAATGAGGTTGCCAAGTCCCAGGAGTAGTTCGTGGCTCAGGCGGGAGCAATTCGGGCCGGCCGGGCCTTCGTCGAGCTTTTCGCTGACGACAGCAAGCTCGTGCGCGGGCTTCGCCGCGCCTCGGCCCGGCTGAAGGCCTTCGGCGAAGGCGTCCGCAACATCGGCCTCAAGATGGCCGGGTTGGGCGCTGCGGTGGTCGCGCCGCTGGCCGGCGCGGCTAAGAGCTTCGCCGACATGGGCAGCAAGCTCTGGGACATGTCCAAGCGGACGGGCGTCTCCGTCGAGGCGCTATCGGTCCTGGGCTACGCGGCCGAGCAGTCCGGGGCGGAGATCGAGTCGCTCGAGGTCGGTCTGCGGAAGATGCAGAAGGCCATCGTGGACGCCGCGTCGGGTTCGGCGTCCGCCCAGGAGGCACTGGCGCTACTGGGGCTGACGGTCCAAGACCTGGTGGGCCTCTCGCCCGAGCAGCAGTTCAAGCCGATCGCCGACCGCATCGACCAGATCGAAGACCCGACCCTCAAGGCAGCCGCCGCGATGGAGGTCTTCGGTAAATCGGGCACGGGCCTATTGCCGATGTTCGAGGGCGGCGCGGCCGCGCTGGACGC